GTCGCAAGATGTGGAGCGAGGAGTGGACGCAATCAGCTTTGCCTAAACTTCCCAACCTTGACGGTTGGCATTTATGCTGGCTTTCAACCACCAACAGCTACGATAGCATTGATAAGCGGATTCGCCTAGGGTACGTTCCAGTTAAATCTGAAGAGTTACCCGGCTATGAAGACTATCGCGTGAAATCGGGTGAGCACGTTGGCTACGTATCATGCAACGAGATGTTGCTGTTCAAGCTGCCCATGGACCTCTACCAAGACTACATGACGCACATGCACCACGATAAGCCCCAAGAGGAAGCGGAAAAAATTCGCATCCAAGTGGAGAATCTTCAAGGCGCACGGGACAGCAACGGCAAATCGCTGGTGCAGGTTGAGGGTGAAGGAATGGGCAATTTTGTTGACAAGCAAACCAATCGCATGCCCGTATTTTCGGGTTAACTAAGGAGTTTTTATGAGTTCTACCTCTGCTCCGTTTGGCTTGCGTCCTGCGTTCCACCCCTCTGGTTTGGATCGCGCACAGGCGCTCGCTGGCGGTATCGCATCGGCCTATTCGTCCGATATCTTGAAGGGTCAACCTGTCAAGTACAACCCATCCGCTGGTACTATCATCATCGCTACCGTTGGAGCCGCTTGGAGCGGTGCCTTCGCTGGCGTTGAATGGACTGATACCACTGGCCGTCGCCGCGTGTCCAACTACTGGCCCGCTAACACTGCCTATCAAACCGGTTCGTGCGTTGCGTATTTCTACAACGATGCCAACATCGTTTACGAAATTCAAAGCGATGCGACCATTGCTCAAACCTCCATCGGGAATGAGTACAACTTCTCCAACATCGCTGCTGGTTCCAATACCACCGGTCTGTCTGCCGCCACTCTTGGCGTTTCGACGGCTGTCGGTAATGGCGTTCAAGGCGATATGCGCGTGGTGGACATCGCTCCCTACCCGGATAATGCTTGGGGCGATTCCTTCGTTATTGTCCGCGTTGTGAATGCACGTTCACAATTCTTCGGTCAATTCACCGCTATTGCATAAGGAGAATAAACAATGGCTGCACCAATGAGAAGTACGGACTTTCGCAGTATCGTTGAGCCTATCCTCAACGAATGCTTTGACGGAGTCTATGACCAACGCGCCGACGAATGGAGCCGCGTGTTCCGTGAAGAAGACGGCATCCCACGTAACTACCACGAAGAGCCCGTACTGTACGGTTTCGGCGCGGCGCCCCAGTTGCCTGACGGTACTCCCGTCACGTACCAACAGGGTGGCGTTCTGTTCCTGAAGCGCTACATCTACAAGGTCTATGGTCTGGCATTTGCCTTGACCAAAGTGCTGGTAGAAGACGGCGACCACATCCGCTTGGGTCAAGTGTACGCACGTCACTTGGCACAATCGCTGGTGGAAACCAAGGAACTGCTGTCCGCAAACGTCCTGAACGTTGCGTTCAACAGCGCCTACCCCGGCGGCGACGGCGTGTCGCTGATCAGTAACGCTCACCCCATCGTGAACGGTACCTTCAGCAACCAGCTCACCACGGCTTCGGTTCTGTCGCAAACCTCCCTTGAGCAAATGTTGATCCAAGTCCGTCAGGCCGTGGACAACAACGGTAAGAAGATTCGTCTGGTTCCCCGCCAATTGGTGGTGGCCCCGGGCAACATCTTCCAAGCCGAAGTGCTGCTCAAGTCGGTCCTGCGTACCGGCAACGCCAACAACGACATCAACCCAGTGAAATCCATTGGTTTGTTGGACGAGGGCGCTGCGGTTCTGAGCCGTTTGACCAGTGCCACCGCTTGGTGGGTCCAGACTGATGCACCCGAGGGCATGAAGCTCTTGATGCGTCGTCGTCTGGAGAAGACCATGGAAGGTGACTTTGAGACCGACTCCATGCGCTACAAGGCGACCGAGCGTTACGATGTCGGTTTCACCGATCCTCGTGCGATGTACGGTACTCCCGGCGCTTAAACAAAAGTAGGGGGGTTAACAGCCCCCCTCTTAACTGGAGAAAATTATGGCTCAAACCTATATTGGTTCTACCCTGCGCACGGGCTCGGGCACGTTAACTGACTCTACTGACGGCGGTTACGTCGTTGTGAGCCAGACGACTACCGTTACCACCGTGGCCGCAGGTACAGCGGTTTCCGCGTCTATAACGCTTCCGGCTTCTTCGCAAATTATTCAATTTCTTGTTGATCAAGTTGTGGATGAAGTAGTTGGCGGCGGTACGGCTACCACCATTAACGCCACTATTGGCACGGCTGCTGCGGGCACCCAATACGTTTCGGCAACGAACGTAGTTTCGGGTGGGCGTGCTGCTTTGACCTTTACGGCTGCGCAACTGCTGGCTATGTCCGACATCGGTAGCAATACCGCGTTGTACTTCACCATCGCCCCCAACGGCACGATCAGCACAACCCAAGGCGTTTATCGCTTGACGGTTGCGTATGCTCAGAAAGTCTAAAGAGGCTATATCATGGGTCAATTCAAACCAATGGTAAAGATGGAGACCACCGAGCCATCAGTGATCCTGAAGCTCAAAAAAGGTGGTCATGTTGCCATGAATCGTGGCGGCGAGTACGGCTTTGAGAATATGCGGTCTAAGGGCATGAACACCATGCCTGATACCTCGTATTCGGCACCGGCTGCTGCTCCCAAAGCCCCTTCCGTTATGGCACGTCGCGCTGCTATGGCCGCTCCTCTGATGAAGAAGGGTGGCAAGGCTGCGAAGCATGAAGATGCTGCGCAAGACCGTGCGATGATCAAGAAGGCAATGGCTGGCAAGAAGTTCGCTTCTGGTGGCGCAATTGACGCGGCTGAAACCAAGACAACTATTAAGGGCAATGCGGGTAAATTCGCAAAGACCAAGGTAGTTGATGGTGACAAAAACGACAAGGCGCACGGCACTGGTGCTGTCAAGATGGACAAAACTGCTGGCTTCAAAGCTGGCGGCACCATCGAAGGCAACGCGGGCAAGTTTGTGAATACAAAGGTAGTGGACGGCGACAAGAACGACAGCGCCCACGGCACTGGCGGCGTGCGCATGTCCAATTCCGGCGGATTCAAAGACGGCGGCTCTACCAACTGGGAAAATCGCCCGGCTGATACTGCCAAACCCGGCAAGACCAACACCACCACTGGTGAGGTCAAAGAAGCCAACGCTGGCGGCTTTAAAAAGGGCGGTGCTGCAAAAAAGCACTTCGCTACGGGGGGCAGTGTTAACGACACTGGCCACGCCGTAGCAATGCCCCGCAAACCGGTCTCAAAACCGGTGAGCAACACTGCGCAGTCAGGCACCTTTAAAAAAGGTGGCAAGGTTATGCACAAAGCGGATGGCGGTTTAACTGACCTCAGCCGTGGTGCATACGCTAAGTCTATCGGGCCAAGCGACGACGATATGGAGATGGCCAACACCATCCGTAACGCCCCGTCTAACGCGATGGACGCAGTAATGCGCTTACTGGGCAAAAAGCCTTCTGCTGGAGCAGGTCGTGGGTTTGTTAACCCACCCATGGCCCGCAAAAGCGGCGGACGCGCCAAGTGCTAGTAAAGTAGGGGCTTCGGCCCCTACTTTTTAATTGGAGATAGATATGGCAGATGCAGTTACAAGCCAAACGCTGTTAGACGGCGAGCGCGTGGCTATCATGAAATTCACCAACATTAGCGACGGCACTGGCGAAACCGCTGTGACCAAAGTTAATGTTTCTACTTTGGCCAAAAGTGGTTCAGGACAGGCCTGCACTGGCGTTATTGTGAGCAAAATCACCTCGGTATGCCACGGCATGGAAGTGCGTATGTACTGGGATGCCTCAACCGATGTGCCGTTTTTCATGAGCACAATTAACACCAATTACATGAACGATTTCAGTGGCTTTGGCGGCATTACAAACAACGCGGGCGCTGGCAAGAACGGGAACATTGTTTTTAGCACCTCTGATCAAAGCGCGGGCGACACGTACACCGTTGTTTTAGAGATGGTTAAGACCTACGGGTAAGGATGCGCCATGCCGTTGATCAAATCAAAATCCGAAAAAGCGTTTAAGTCCAACATCAAGGCCGAAGTGAAGGCTGGTAAACCGGTCAAACAAGCAGTGGCGATTGCGTACAGCACCAAGCGCGCCGCACCCAAGAAAATGAATATGGGCGGCAAGTCCTGCTGGTAACCATGGCCAAAGAAGGGCTGTACGCCAACATCCACGCCAAGCAAGAGCGCATCGCGCACGGTTCTGGTGAAAAGATGCGCAAGCCGGGCGCAGCAGGCGCCCCAACGGCTGCGGCTTTCAAAGACTCAGCCAAGACGGCCAAGATGAAAAAGGGCGGCGTATCGCTTGCAATTGGTCGTGGCGAGAAACTTCCAGCAAAACAGGGCGCGGGGCTTACCGAGAAGGGCCGCGCTAAGTACAATCGGGAAACCGGATCGCACCTGAAGGCCCCGCAGCCCAAAGGTGGCGCAAGGCGCGATTCTTTCTGTGCCCGCATGGGTCCGGTCGCTGAGAAGAGCGAAACCGGTAGCCGCGCAAGGGCATCAATGCAACGCTGGAACTGTCCCGGCTGGTAAGGAACGAACATGGCCAAAGTTAAAAAATTTGCAAACGGTGGCGCACTCTCTGATGTGGTGGGCACCGCCTCCCAGTTCACCGCGCCGCCCGGAGACAACTCCAAAGCGCCTAGCGCAGCCCCGCCGCTTAGTTACGGTGGTAGTGGCGTGCCTGATGGCGCGGCTGCTGCAAGCCAAGGGCAGGACCAAACGCAGCAAAACATCAATGCGGCTTCCACGGGGCTGCAAATGGCCCCACGGTACAAAAAAGGCGGGCACATTACCACCCGCCGCCTATCAAGCGTTAAGAAATCCCCGAAATCGCCTTCTTGGTAAGGAGTAAATTATGGCTGAATATTTAAATCAATACGCAAGAGATTTAAAACGTAAGAAAGAAGACATTGAACGCAACTTAACAAGAAAAATAGAGGATTATGGTTTTGAAGAAGGTACGCGGGATTTTGACACTGCCAAGAACCAAGTTAAAAGATCTGTTGACCCTGCTTTTGGTGATTATCGTTCTCCCGATGTACCAAAATTGGTTTCTTTAAGGGCAGCAAAAGATAACAATAGCACCCCCCAGTATGGGCGAATTCCTTCTTTGGACGAAACGCCAAAAAGGGACTTTAGCAAAATGCAATTCCTTGATGACGGCCTGAAAAAAGGCGGCAAAATAAATCTTAAAGATTGCAAAGTAACAACTCACGTGCCCAGCAAAAAACACGGTGATTGGTAAATAAATATGGCTTACTCGGGAACTGTCGGGCAGACCGTTATCACGGTCCAAAAACTCATCGACCATGGGGCGCGACGTGCTGGGAAATTGGCCGAGGAATTGACGGTAGAGCAAGTGCAAGCGGCCAAGGAGTCGTTGTTCTACATCCTGAGCAACCTGATTAACCAAGGCATCCAGTATTTCGCCATCAAAAAGACCGTAATTGGCCTCAATCCTGACCAGTACGAGTATTCCTTGCCCGTGGGTGGCAACGACGTACTGAACGCGCTCTATCGCACGTTAAACCGCCCTACTCCAAACATCGCCAACGGCTACTTTGCTTCGTCAGGCAACGCGGACCTCGCTTTTGACAACAACGTCGCTACGGTGGACACGCAAACGGCGCCCAATGGTTACATCGGCGTCAATTACGGCACAAACAACTCAATCTACGCCGGGTCGATCGGTATCCTGCCCGCCACCTCGGGCTCGTTTCACATCCTGCTGGAGTGGTCCGACGATGGTTCCACGTGGAACACCCTGTACGACACGGGCGTCACCACGTGGGTGAGCGGCCAGTGGCTTTGGTACGACATTGATCCGGGCGTCACGGCGCAGTATTACCGCATGCGCGAGACGGGCGGCGGTACTTTGAGCGTGGCTGAGTTTTTTGTGGGCAACAATTCCACCGAAATTACCATGTCCCGGCTCAACCGAGACGACTACACCAACCTGCCAAACAAGAATTTCACGGCCAACCAGCCGTTCCAGTTCTGGCTCAACCGCACGATCCCACAGGCCACCATCACAATTTGGCCAACGCCTTCGGACCCGTTTGTGCAGATGACTGTCTGGTACTCGGCGTACGTACAAGACGTGGGCGCCTTGAGCGGCCAGTTGGCCATCCCTGACCGCTGGCTCATGGCCATCCAGAACATGCTTGGCCACCAGATGGCCCAAGAACTTCCCGGCGTGGACTTGGCGCGCATCCAGTACCTCGAAAGCCAAGCGGAGAAATACTTTCAGATGGCCGAGCAGGAAGAGCGCGACAAGTCGCCAATCATGCTCAGCCCGAATATTTCCGTTTACTCAAGGTAGCTGACATGCCCCGGTTCCTTGACACCCGTGGCGGCTCCGACATTGCGATCTTCGTATGCGACAGGTGCAAGATGAAGCGTGCGCACTCGACGGCGCGCAACGACCCTAACTTCCCCGGCTTGCTGGTGTGCGACCAAGGTTGCGCGGATGAGATTGACCCCTACCGGCTGGCTGCTCGCCAAACTGAGCGCATCACGATCCGCTTCCCCCGCCCCGATGTGAGCGTGGCGGTGACCGGTGGCGATATAGTCACGACGCCTTACGGTGGCGAAATCCTCAGCACCGAGCAAAACACAAACACGCCGGAGAACAACGGCAACAACAGCGGACTGGCCCCGCAGCCCTGACTATGTCGATCAATGTAACCATCACCCAGCTACCCCGTGCCGAGACAATTACCGGCACGGAAGCGGTGCCTATCGTCCAAAATGGGGTCACGGTCCAAACCACGACTGCTGCGCTGGCTGGGTCCCCCATCCAGACGCAGAGCTTCCTGACAGCCAACAACGAGCCCACGCTGCCCAACAGCCGCGCTTTGACGGTAGGCACCGGGCTCAGTCTGGCAGATGGCGGCTCGCAGGGCACCTTACAGGTAAACCTTACTGGCGGGTTGCCCGACTTAAACACCCTAGGCGCCGGAATTGTTGCAAAGACAAATACAAGCACCTTTGCGGCGCGTGCCTTGGCCACCAGTGGGCCGGGGCTATCGGTAAGCAACGGCGACGGCGTCGCGGGCAACCCGACCTTCCAGTTGACCGGAGTGGCTGCTGCCATCGCCAGCGCAACCGGCACGGGCATGCTGGCGATAGTCAGCGGCACGGCCATCGCCAATAGGACCATCACAGGCACGGCAAGCCAGATCGCGGTGACTGATGGCGACGGCGCAAACAACCCTACCATAGCGTTGGCCAATGACCCCGTAGTGCCGGGCGCAGCGGGCTTGACCATACCCGTGGGCCCAACGGCCAGCCGGTCCATTTCTTCAGGCGTGGGCACGATCCGATATAACACCGATTCGCTGGTGTTTGAGGGTTACACCGATGCTGGGTGGAAAGCTATTAATGTGGGTAGTGCCGTTACTCTGATAAATACCGGCACGGGGCTCACCGGTGGGCCAATCACATCTACCGGCACGATCGCGCTGGCCGATACGACAGTCACGCCGGGCTCGTATACCAACACCAACCTGATCGTGGACGCCCAAGGGCGCATCACAGCGGCCTCAAACGGATCGCCGGGCGGGGTAACTACCTTTAGCGCTGGATCAACGGGGCTTACGCCCTCCACGGCCACCACAGGCGCTGTCACGCTGGGCGGGACTTTGGCGGTGGCCAGCGGCGGCACGGGCACTTCAACGCCTAGCTTGGTTGCTGGCACTAACGTCAACATTACCGGAACATGGCCTAACCAGACAGTTAACGCTACCATTACAGGCAGCGTCGTCAGCGTCACCGGCACAGCCCCCGTGGTGTCCTCTGGCGGCACAACCCCAGCGATCAGCTTAGCTGCGTCTTATGGCGACACGCAAAACCCCTACGGTGCTAAGACAGCCAGCTATGTGTTGGCTGGGCCCACCAGTGGCGCAGCCGCTGCCCCGTCTTTTCGCGCTTTAGCCACGGCGGACATTCCTGCGCTGTCCTACGTAAGTTCGGTCAGCGGTACATCCGGAAACATCACCAGCACAGGTGGCTTGACGCCAATTATTAATTTAGCAAGCGGGGTTATTACCGCCGGTACTACCGGGTCGGTAACGGCGATTCCGGTAATCACGGTTGACACCTACGGGCGTGTGACCAACATTACAACGGCGGCTAATCCGCAGGGCACCGTCACGTCGGTGGGATTGGCTTTACCGTCGATCATGTCGGTAACAAATTCGCCCGTTACCAGTAGCGGCACATTGACCGGCACGCTGACCACTCAATCTGCCAACTATCTTTTTGCTGGGCCTACCAGTGGCGCGGCTGCTGCACCAACTTTCCGGGCGCTAACAACAACCGACATTCCCGCGCTGTCCTACGTAAGTTCGGTGAGCGCTACGGCGCCCATCACATCTACTGGCGGCTTTACGCCGACCATCGGCGTTACTTCGGCTTCGCTCACCAAGACCGACGATACCAACGTCACGATGACTTTGGGCGGCGCACCTACTACAGCGCTATTGGCCGCAACATCATTGACCTTGGGCTGGACGGGCACTCTTGCGGTCACTAGAGGCGGTACAGGAGCATCTACAGCGGCAACTGCTAGGTCTAACCTGAGCGCAGCCCAAAGCGGCGCAAACACCGACATCACCTCGGTGACATTGACGACGGGTACGATCACTACTGCCCCAAGTTCGAGCAATGACATAGTCAACAAGTCGTATGCCGATTCGATTGCCACTGGAATCAACTTTCATGCGGCCTGTAACTACGCAACAACAGCGGCTTTGTCTGCGGCCTACACGTACAACAACGGCGCAAGTGGGGTTGGCGCTACCATAACGGCTGTTGCAGTCGGCACGCTGACCATTGACGGTTACACCTTTACATCTGGTGATGTTGGTAAACGTATCCTTATAAAGAATGAAACTGGCGCATACGTTAGCAACGTACTACCAAGCGCGGCATTTAATGGCGTGTACACGTTAACCACCGCAGGTACAGCAGGTGTTGCGTATGTTTTGACCCGTGCTACAGACTATGACAGTAGCGGTTCTGGAACTAATGAAGTAGACCAAGGTGATTTGCTTCTAGTGTTATCTGGAACTACCAATGCTAATACGTCTTGGGTTCAGCAAACACCTTTGCCAATAACAGTAGGCACAACATCTTTGGTGTTTATCCAATTTGCAGCAGTTCAAACATACACTGCTGGTACAGGGTTAACCTTATCTACTAACCAGTTTTCAATTACCAATGCTGGCACGGCAGGAACTTATGGTTCTGCTAGCCAAGTGCCGGTAATTGTCACCAACGCCCAAGGCCAAGTTACCGGCGTTACCAATACGGCCATTGCCATCTCTGGCAGCGCGGTTAGCGGCAACATATCAGGCAACGCCGCCAACGTAACCGGCATAGTAGCGGTTGCCAACGGCGGCACTGGCGCTGCCACAACTACGGCCAATCTTGTCTTTGTTGGGCCTACATCTGGTTCCCCTGCGGCGCCTACTTTCCGGGCGCTGACTACGGCTGACATTCCTGCGTTGCCGTATGGCACTGGTTCTGTCACTTCGGTGGCTTTGTCGCTTCCATCAATTATTTCGGTTTCTGGTTCGCCAATTACTACAAGCGGGACGATTACAGGAACGTTAACTACTCAATCGGCAAACGCCATATTTGCCGGACCCAGCAGTGGCGCGGGCGCAACCCCTACTTTCCGGGCGCTGACTACTGCTGACATTCCTGCATTGGCTTATGGTACTGGAACGGTTACCTCGGTGGCCTTGGCTTTGCCGTCGATCATGTCCGTGTCAGGTTCTCCGGTCACCAGCAGCGGAACGTTGACCGGCGCCCTGACCACTCAAGCAGCAAACGCAATCTTTGCGGGACCATCCTCTGGCGCTGGCGCGGCTCCTACTTTTCGCGCTCTGACAACGGCTGACATCCCCGCTATTGGCGCAACGATTACCAATGACACAACTACGTCAACCAATGTTTACCCATTGTTTGCGGGGGCAACGTCTGGATCACTTACAACGGTTTATACCGGCAATGCTAATTACCTGTACAAGCCCAGTACGGGCGAGTTAACCGCCACTGCGCACATTTCTAGCAACGGCATCACGGTTAACGCCACAACGGTGGCGTCTAGCTATACAATTGCCACGGGTAATAACGGCTTGTCAGCGGGGCCGGTGTCTGTAAGCACCGGGGTTACAGTCACGATCTCCACCGGTTCGGTCTGGACAGTCGTTTAATCAAAGGAAACAGCATGGCGCAAAGCGGCTACACCCCCATTCAGTTGTACTACAGCAGTACAACGGGCAACATCCCGTTGGCGGGTAACTTGGCCAACGGCGAGCTGGCCATCAACATCACCGACGGCAAGATGTTCTACAAGAACAACGCCGGGGCCGTTAAGCTCTTCGCCAATGGCGCCACAGGCGGTGGTGTGGACCAAGTGTTTTTCCAGAACGGCCAGACTGTCAACACCAACTATACCGTCACCACGGGGTTTAACGCTGGCACATTTGGGCCAGTTTCAATTAACACTGGCATTACCGTGACCGTGCCCACCGGCTCGGTTTGGTCAATTGTCTAAAGGAATCACATGAGCGCTATAGCAATCACAAGCAGCGGCAGCGGGGCGGGTACGCTCTCCATTGCCGCGCCCATTACGGCTACCAACAGAACGCTGACGCTGCCTGATGCAACCACCACTTTTGTGGGTACGGATGCAACGCAGACATTGA